CATCCCGGTCGTATCCGAGACCGGCCAGAACGCCGTTTGGCGCTGTTACATGACAAGTCCCGAGTCCAAGGCGCGGGCCGCCCGGACCATGCGGGAAGCCCTCGAGGCGCCGGCAGACTGGGCCACGCGGTTGATGAACGATGACACGTTCCTCGTTGGGAAGCAGGTCATGGTCAAGATGGAGATTAGCCGGGACAAGTCCGGAGCCATTCGGAAGGACCGAAACGGAAACGACATCGTTGAAGCCGCGTGGCTCAACCATCCAAACGCGCAGCCCCGGGTCACGCCCGCCGACCGGGGACAGCTTTCGTCCCTCGTCCGGGAGCTGCAAGGGCTCACCAAGTCGCTCGAGACTGAGGCGCCTCGTCCCCGGACAGCAGCCCCTGTTGCGGCGCCTGCGACGGCCCGCCGCACTGTCCGGTCAACGGATCCGATAGAGGAGTTGTCTGACGACGACATCCCGTTCTAGCCAGCGCACCGGGGGGAGCGCATCCGCACAACGCTCAACCAACCTCAAAATCAATTTATTCAGTATGAAAGCAGAAATCAAAACCATCACTCCGAAGATAGCCGAGCAGATGCTCGAGAAGAACCCGAGCAATAGGCACATTCGCAAAGTCAACTTGGCCAAGCTGGTTGCCGCCATGAACAACGGCATGTGGCGCTTGAATGGGGAGACGATGAAGATCGCCCCGGATGGCCGAATCCTCGACGGGCAACATCGCCTTATGGCTGCCGTTACGACTGGCACGACATTTGAGTCGTGGGTGATTTACGATGTACCTCCTGAGGTTGTGCCGACAATGAACACCGGAGCCTCTAGAACTGTTGCGGACTTCCATGCTTTTCATGGTGAGGAAAATGCCGCTCGTCTTGCTGCTGCCGTAAACGCCATTTGTGCGTTTGAGAAGACATCTCGAGTGTGGGTACCGTTTGAGGAGCAGGTGTTATTCTTGGATACAAATCCAATCCTCCGAGACATCGTCGGGCATAGGGTCTGGAGGTCGGTGCGAGGCGTGTCTCCGGCGATGGAGCATGCATGCAGGTACGTGATTGGCTTTCATTTTGGAATGGAAGTGGCGGGAAATTGGTGCGCGAATTTTGCCGCTGCAAACTATGACGACGCGCAGAGGAAGCTCGCTCTTTATCTCGCAAAGCGCAGGGGAAGAAACAAGCACGTTGATTCGACCGTTGTGTGTGCCCACATATGTCAGGCGGCCAAGATCTCGTTCACTGGGAAGCCCAAGGCGTTTGGGTGGGCGTGGAGCGAGGACTCGTTCCCTCTGGAGCTCGAGGAGATCTACCTGTGATTCAGTTCACGCTCCCGTTGGAAGCCATCCCGGTCCAGACCGGAGGCAAGCGGTTGATGATTCGGGGTGGGCGGCCTTTGTTTTTCAAGGACAAGCGAACTGAGCGGTATTACAAGGCGATTGCTGCCTTTGCCGCTCGGTACGTGCCGCCGGAGCCTCTGGAGGGTCCGCTCGAGATCGGGCTCATCTTTGTGATGGCTCGGCCCAAGCGTCTGATGCGGAAGTCAGATCAAGATGACCGTGTCTGGTGCCCGGTCCGACCGGACTGGGATAACCTCTGCAAAGGGGTCTGCGACGGCTTGCAAGGCTTCTGGTTAGACGACGCACAGATCGTCCGGGCCAATGTCGCAAAGGTCTATGCTGCTAAGGAAGAGAATCCCAACATTCACGTTACCATTCGATCAATCAATGAAAGCCAAACCTGTTAAGAACCCGCATGCGGTCGCCCTTGGGCGCCTAGGTGGGGCTGCCGGGACCGGCGACAAGAAACGACGCTCCTCAGAGCACTACAGAGCTGCTGCCGAGAAGCGTTGGGCGAAAGCCCGGGAGGCCAAATGAACCACTACCCTCGGCACATTGGGGACTACCTCCGCGACACGGGGCACCTGTCCCTGCTCGAGCATGGGGTCTACAGCCGTCTGCTTGACCTGTACTACCTCAACGACGGTCCGATTTTGGGCGACATCGCCGGGCTGTGCCGCAAGCTGGGTGCCCGTTCGGTGGACGAGCGAGCCGCTGTTGAGGCTGTTGTGGCTGAGTTTTTCACGCGCACTGATGACGGGAATCTATTGAACAAGCGGTGCCAAATAGTCATTGAGAAGTACAAAGACTTTGGAAAAGCGCAACGCGAGCGGGTGATGAAGCGGTACGCCAAACCTACCGTCGGCGTACCGTCGGCAACCGAAAGCCTACCGACGGTAGCAAGTGACCTACCGGCGGAATACCAACCAGCGGGTATACCAACCATAAACCATAAACCAGAAACCAATAACCATAAACCAATAACCATAGATATCCCCCCTAACCCCCCTGCCGGGGGGAAGGGTTTCGATTGGTTCGTTGATTTGCCTGAGGATCTGGATACCCCGGAGTTCCGAGAGGCTTGGCTCGAGTGGGTCAAGTACCGCAAGAAAATCAAGAAGCCGTTCCCTGCGGCATCGGCGCCGGCCATGTGGCGAAAGGCGCAGGCAGCCGGTGCGCAGGCAGCTATCGACGGCTTCGAGACTTCCATGGCCAACGGCTGGCAAGGGACATTCCCAGAAAGAAAAACAACCAAAGCAAATGACCACAGACAGCAAAAACGAGATCGAGAGTTTCCTAGCCACATTGAAGTGCCCGACCTTTAACGCGGATGAGCAGCAAGAACGTGAGCGGACCGCCCAACGGAAGGCTCAGGATAGGGCTGAAACGGCAGGGATGGCAGCGTCCGGGGTGCCACTGCGTCACCTTCAACAAACGGCACTAGAAAACGATTTGTGGCATTCCAAATTCGAGCTGATCAAAAGCGGGATTGGCAGGGGAGTGATTTTTTGCCTGATTGGACCAAGAGGTACTGGGAAAACCCAGATGGCAACCAGTGTTGCTCGTGCGGTCTGCCGAGCCGGCAGGTCAGCCCGGTACACGACTTCAATTGGGTTTTTCCTCGAGCTTCAAGAACCGTATGAAAACTCCAAAAAGTCAAAGTTGACGGTGCTTGAGAGTTACGCAAAACCAAGCCTGCTGATAATCGATGAAATTGGCGAACGAGGCGAGACACCTTGGGAGGACCGAATTCTTGGAAGCCTGATTGACCGTCGCCACTCCAACCTGAAGGACACAATACTCATAACCAACCAAGCCAGAGAACAGATGCTCACATCTGTTGGAGAGTCCGTAGCATCTCGCATAAGTGAAGGTGGCGGGATAATCACCTGCGACTGGAAGTCATTCAGAACCAAAAAATGAATCAACAAAACTGCATCCAATGCGACCTAATCCTCCCCGAGTTGGAGGATCAACTCGACAAATTCCGTGCCATGGTAACGGAGCTCGAGGAGGAGATACGGTCAATCGACACTCAGGCAGAGGAGCTTGAGCAGACAAACCCGATCAGCTTGATGGACTCGATGTTCGGAGAGTTGGTCCCGATCATGGAATACCGCAAGCTACAACTCGCCAGCGCAAAGGCTCGAGTGACGCTCCAAGTTAAAATTGAAATCCTTGAAAACAGGTTAAAATGAGCAACTTAGACCCACTTGACGATCAAGATATTGAGTGTCCAGAGTGCGGCGCTGCTGCCGAGCAAAGCTGCAAGTACTCGGTCAAGTGCACCGAATGCGATTGGAGCTTTGAAAATCTGCCAGATTCAGAGCCTGATATTCACTTTTTTGATTAAAAAATGCTTACGTAAGTAGCTTGTTTTCAGCCTTTAGTAGGTGGCCTGTTGCTTTTTTTGAAAAAAAGAGTGACGGGCTGCGAGCCGTGTGGTTTGCTTTGACCCATGAAAGCAACCAACTACGGAACCTGCCAGATCTGCAACAGCCTCCAAAAAGCCCCGGGCGGGCGCCTCGCCAAGCACGGCTACGACGTGCAGTACGGCTTTTTTAACGGCGTCTGCCGTGGCTCCCTCGAGCTGCCTTACGAAGTTTCCAGCGACTTGCTGGTCACCATCCTTGCAGCCATCAAGGTCTCGATTGCCAACTACGTTGAAGCCGCCAAGCCAGAGCGTACGACCCCAAGCAGGAACGACCGTGGGTATAACAACTGGACCTGCAAAAAAGACCCGCAATGGATTGCCGACGAACGTGCGCTGGTAAACTGGAAAGCCGGCATTGAGCAGCATTCGGCCAACCAACGGTTCGTCCCGTTCGCTGAAGCTCGCATCGCGGCATGGGCGCCGGCAGCTCTGATACCAGTCGAAGTGGTAGAGGCCAAGGAGCAGGCTATCAAAGGCGCCCGCAAAGGCATTCAGGCACTCAGCAAGGCGGCAGACCTCGCCAAGCGTGCGCTGACCAAAGATCTGGGTTTTTATCGCAGCATAATTGAACGTGTCGCCAATGTTGAATTCGAGGCCAAGAAAGCAGCTTTCTTCGCCGCAAACCCCGGCGTGATCTTCTGGGAAGACGCTCGGAAGGCAAAATATGTCACCGCTGGCGGGAGCAGCGTCAACACGGTGCCCAAGCTGATCAGCCAGCTCCGGGAGTTCGGGTTCGCCGAGCACGCTGACACGGTCGAAGCCCTTAACAGCGCATACGTGGCCGCCAAGGCTGCGCGCGAGGCCGCCAAAGCGTAGTGGTTCCCGTCTGCGCCTCGGGGCTCCCGGGGCGCAGGAGGGAGCAACTCCGTTCCAATCAAATCCATCGATCCATGAACAATTATTCCATCACCCGCATCAACAACGACGTCAACGGCAACCCGCGCCGTGTCATTCACTTCCTCGCCTTCATCACCGACAACGACCGTGGCGGCACCGGAGCTATTTTCTCAACCGGATCGTTGTACGAGGTAGCCCTGAAAAAAGCTCGGAAGCTGGGCGGACGCAAATTCCACAACAAACAATACGGGGGTGAAATTGTGTTCCAAGCGTACTCCGACGACGAGGTGCACGAACTGGTCGCCCGGGCAAACACAGCATCTAAGTAACGCTATGACAAACCGATACGAAACCAACTGCAATGGATGCCGGCAGCCTGTCTCGGTCGGCACTGGAACCCTGAGCCGCGCCACACGCGCCCGGCGCCCCTTCTGGCTCGTGACGTGCCCAGACTGCACTGCCGGGGCATCAGACAGGCCAAGCGAGGCTCTGGCTTGGAGCCGGGGCAATGACGTCTCCTACGGGGTCGTCACCTCGAGCGGATGGCGGGGCACCCGGAACCGCAACGGTCGGTGCGAAGACGCCCCATGCTGTGGGTGTTGCACCTTTTGACCGGAAAACAAGGCATTGGAAGTTCAATCCTTTCATTAGGTTGTGACTTATTTTCGTTTTTTATGCGAAAAAACGTGACGACCGTTTTGCGCCATGCTTAATTGGTGCCTCAGTCATCCAATACATACATTTATGAGCTCCACATTCCTATCCGACTCCTGCGGCAACCTGATCCGCGTAACCCACTTCGCCATCAGCACTGGCGACAAAGCCGGCTTCTACACGCTCCGCGCATTCGGCACTCGCAGCCGGCACATCAGCACCGAGCACGGTGTTGAGTCCGAGTGCGACGACACGAGCGTCTACATCCGTAACCTGAGCACCGACAAGGCGCAGGCGCTCGACGCCGCCCGGGAGTACCTGACCAAAAACTACCCGACGACTCCGTTCCGGGGCGTCGTCAATTTCGACCTCGACGAGATCCACCGCATCTCCCGCGAAGAGTCTGAACGTCGTGCCGCTGCCGAGGCAGCCCGCATCGCCAGCACCGACTTCTCGGTGTTCCAAGGCGGCAAGCACGCTGGCAAGACGGTTGCCGAGGTGGCTGCCGAGGATAAAAGCTACCTGAACTGGTTTGCTGACCAGTCCTTCAAGGATGATTCCGACTCCGCTCGGACCCAACAGTTCGCCAAGGCTCTGCTCGCTCCCGAGCGGGCAGTAGCCGCTAAAGCCGCCAATAGCCGGCTGGAAGTTCTTAAGGCAGAAATTGGCGCCGCTTCCCTCAAGAACTGGCACGAAGGTGAATGCGGGGCGTTCCTGCGCAGCATCGCGAACGACCTAACGCAGGGCACGCTGCCCCGGGGCCGGGGGCTGGACATCGTCCTTGAGATCATCGCCAAGTGGTCGGGCCGGGCCGGCAGCAAGGCGTACAACGCTCGCCTCGCCGAGCTCGAGGCCAAGTTCATCTAGCCACTCACCGGGCCGGGGTTCGATCCCCCGGCCAACCCGTCACAATGACCGCATCCAAAATCAACAAAGCCATTCGCCATCTGGGCGTCGAGATCGTCCGAGGTTTCGGCTACGTCTACTTTTGCAGCCTCGCCGCCGACAGGGGGCAAGTTGGGGAGTCGGTGATGATTCCATTCCTGAACCGCTGCTCACTCGAACAGTGGATCGCAGAGGCAAAGTTCGCAGTCGAGAACCCAGAAAACTAAATGGAAAACATCAATCTGTTGGCCCGGGAGCTCGCCCGGGAGCTATTGGACAGCCAATCCATCGAAATCCACATCGAGCTTGGCGACGAAAACCATCCCAACGCCCGGGTTGAAATCATCGTATCTCGAGTGTGCGGGTGCGAGCGATGCGTTGAAGAGCGAGAAGAGGACCGGGCAATGCGCCGGGCCGAGCTCTCAGATTTCAGCGACCCACCTTCACCTTGGCCGGGATCCGGAGAGCACTGGGAGCCATGAAATACTACATTTTCAGAAACGGAAAAGTCCTCACAGGCTGGGGATTTGAAGACGAAGAAAAAACCAGCTCCGGTCGGTGGCTGGCTTTTGGAAGCATAGAACTAGCCAGAAACTACCTCGACGAGGCTGGCTTGCCGACCGACGTGACCATTCAACCATTTGACCAACAAAATCCATGACTGCACTACCCATCCCCACACAAATTGCCCGGCTCATTCCGGTCTACGACGAAATCGAAATCAGGTGTTTCAACCCGACGCCAAAGCTCGGCACCCGGGTCAAGCTGACCTACGAGGTCGGCAAGAAAAGAACCATCACGGTCCCGTACGACTTTGAGGTCGGGGACTACATCACCCAAGCCCTTGCAATCCTGATCGCAGCCGGCGTTCAACCGACCTGCACGATCCCCCGGGAGAAACACGTTTCGGTCATTGTGCCGCAAACAACCCGGACGGTGTTGCACAACTTCTTTACGAAATGAGCAGGAATATCTTTGTACGTCACATTGACGACATTGGGCATGATGAGCGCAGGTCGAACGACGAACGTAATGACACTTCTGAGCTCGAGGCGAAGCTGTACAAGGTCATCAAGGCCGGCAACGCCATTGTGGGCGCGCAAACGCCCACAGAGCGCGTCATAGCCATCCACGATTGGAAAGAGGTAATCAAATGAGACAGGCAGCACAACGACACATGGAGTTGCAGGGCTGCATGCCGGCAGACATTGCGACCATGGGCTACCCCATGACCATTGGCAGCCAGCAGGCCATCAACAAAGCGTTCGACGCTTGGCAGACGAAGCGTGGCATCAAGAGCTACACAACGTGGCGCAGCAAACCAAAAGGGACTGCTCCACAAGCTGCCCCTGAGATTCCAAAGCTCAAGCCAGCGAAGGCGCCAAAGCCGCCAAAACTGATTAAGGCTCCCAAGGCCATTACCGTGCCACGGGAATTGAAAGCAAAGGTGCCTGAAGCCGAAATGCGTGAACGCAGGTTAGCGCAGAAACGAGCCCACAGGCTGGCAAACAAAGAGCGGTTACAAGCAGCAAACAGAGAGTATCAGCGGCAACGTAGAGGCTCCATGAGTCCGGAGCAGCGTCAGGCTGAGTCCATCAAAGTGAATGCGTACAGAAAACTGACGAAGGCCAAAAAGGAGGCAGCAAAATGAGCGAGGTTCTTTTGACAGTGCTGGGTCCGCTTTCGATCAGCCAACTGCAAACCGTTGTACGGGGACTCCCGCCCAGTTCAACGATTCGGCAGTCGGGAACCGTGAACATCAGTGGGGATGCCCGGGCGGTGTTTGAGTTCGTATCGCCGGCAACCGGAGGCGGCCCCGGGGACGGGACTTGTTCGTACGTTACATCGTCCTCAGGCGGAGGAGGAGGCAGGTCGCCTCAGTAACAACTACCGAGCAATCCTCGGCAGTTGATCAATCAAACCAACAAGGAATTCTTGTCAGTTAAATCAATACACACATGAAAAAACCACACTGCGCCCTTTGTGGGGTAAACCCAAGCGAGCACTCAGACCTTTATTGCAACATCCTCAAACTGGTGCGTAAAAAGTATGAACGAGAGCTCAAGCACGAGAGGACATACTTAGAAAAAAAAGAAGGGACAATTGATCGATTAGTAACGGAATACGGCGTCTTAACGCGAAAACTTGCAGAGGCGACTACGGAACTCGAGGGTATCTACGAGCTACTCACCGGTGAAACGCCATCACAAGTGCTACATACGTTCGCCATTCAACGAATCCGGGAGCTGCGCAGCAAAATCACGCTCCGGGACGTGCAGATCGTTGATTTAACCATCGAGCGGAATAGCTACAAGTCGATGTACCAGAGCTCGCAGGACATCAACGCCGGGCTCACCAAGGAGCACAACGAGCTCAAAACCGCCTACGAGAAGCTCGCATGCAGTCAGCCTACTCCAGCCGAACATCTGACCAACCAGATGTCCAAGCTCATCAGCAGCATGAACGAAGCCGGCGCAGCAGCAGTCAGACCGGCCCCGGGAAGGCTCGAGATCGCTGCCATGGTGCTCGCCGGTTTGGCAGCAGATCCAGACCTGTCAGCGACTCGGGAAGACTGCATCAAAGAAGCCATCCTGATGGCCACAAAACTCATCAAAGCAGACCAAGCATGATCGTTATGCCGGCCAATGCCACGGGATGGTTCTGGCACTGTTTGTCGAGGGAGACAGGCAAGTTTGGTCACCTGTTCTCCCCCGGGGCGCAGAGGGGACCGTGGCCATGGTTCCCATACGCTCTGGACAACGGTGCCTTTGCAGCGTGGAACCAAGCAGACAACATGTGGCGAGAGCACCTCTGGAACCTTGAGGCGTGGCGCAAAATGATCCGTTGGGCTCAGGCTCAAGCGCAGCAGCCACGTTGGGCAATCGTACCGGACTGGATCGGATCCGGAACCCGGACAATAGAGCGTTATGTACAGTTCAAAGACGAGGTGCCATTCCCAAGAGCCTTGGCAGTGCAAGACGGCATGAAGCCGGCAGACGCACATGCGCTGAAGCCTGATGTCATTGCCGTCGGAGGCACAACCGAGTGGAAGTGGGCCACCGTGGAGATGTGGGCTAAGGAGTTTCCACGGGTACATGTGCTGCGAGTCAACTCGCCCGGGAAGCTGGACTATCTTGAGCAGCTTGGCGTCGAAAGCTGCGACGGCACCGGATGGAATCGCGGAGACAAGCGACAAACGTCCGGTCTCGAAACATGGGCTCGCAAAAATCCACAACCAATCACTTCCATGCTGTCTGATTACACATGCAAAAAGCCTGATCCCAATCAACTTACATTTTTATGAGCCCTCACGAACACCATCAAAACTGGAAACAAACAACAACCATGACCATCCGGGAATACATCGAAGCATCAACCGATGAGCCGGTCTTGCTCGCAGACGGTCTCGACGACGCCCTCATGGGCATGACCGACGACTCGCCTCATCGAGCAGTTTATTCGGTCAACAAAATCATCGATATCCTAATCAAAAGAGACGGCATCCCAGAGCCAGACGCCTACGAGTTCTTCAACTTCAACATCGCCGGCGCCTACGTCGGTGAACATACACCATTATTCATCAACCACCCATGAGCCAGTTCGAGTTCGTGTTCGAGCCAATCAGGCCAGTAACGCCAGCCGGGCCAGAGTTAGCCACAATCGCCCAGCGGTTCGCTCGCTTCCACAAAGACAACCCTCAGGTCTACAGAATGCTCGTCAGCCTAGCCAGAGACCTGCGAGCCAGACGACCACGCAAGCTCGGGATCAAGATGCTGTTCGAGGTTCTACGCTGGCAATACTACGTCCAGACAGACACCGACGAGGAATACAAGCTGTCCAACGATTTCACAGCACCGTACGCACGGCTAATCATGGCACAGGAGCCAGACCTGCAAGCAGCCTTCAACACCAAGCGAAGCCAAGTAGACTGACAGTTAACTGACCGACAACCGACAACCGACAGCCAATTCCAGCCACCAGCCCGCCCTCCTGCTCCGCAGGAATTATAGACAGATAGCGTCAAGCCTGAAAAGCAAATAGTGCTGCTTTTCAGGCTTCATTGCTTCATTCAGGCAGTAAATTTGTATGTACAAATATTGTACACATCAGGCAAAGTCCGAAAAACCACTTCATGCCCCATATGGGTCATCAGTGTGATCCGCGCAACATCTTTTGGCTTTCCTGATAAATCGACTCGCATGCCTCGCTTAAAGAACAGACTGCACGAACGCTTTGCATGGCTGGTCGCCGAGGGGCTCGACCGGTCCGCTGCTTACCGCAAGCTGTGCCCGCACGCGACTGCTGCGACCCAGATCGGCTACCAAGTCTACAGCCGGCCTGAGGTGAAGGACCGCATCGCTGAGATCCAAGCCGAGGTCCACAGCCGGGCCGTAATGGCCATCGACCAGAAGCGGGACATCCTCCGGCAGATGGTCGAAGGCGTACTGCCAACCAAGGTGGTCAAGAAGGCCGACGGGAAGGTGGAGGCCACGTTCGACCGGCTTGCCGCTCTGACTGTCGATGCCAAGCTCGCCGGCGAGTTTGCCGAGGACCAGCGGCGCCCGGAAGGCTCTGACATCAAGCTGTCCTTCGAGGTTTACCACCGGAACGCCATCGCACCCAAGGCATGGCTCGAGGCCGAGCTTGTCGTCCCTGAGCCAGTAGACGCTCCCGGGGACTCTGTGCCGGCTCTGGACTACTCAAACTTAGACAACGCCGACCTGTCTCAGCCCGGTCTGGACGATGTTGTCCGGACAGCCCAGACCGACATGTTGTAAGCGTCTCCAAATCAACGCTCGTTTTAATAACGCCATACAACAACCGTCATATGGAATTCAAAACCACCCTTTTCTGATTGATCTATCTAACAATCAACTACTTAGCACCAAATGCCCACCTACTTCGTACCCGGTAACAACTGCACCAACTCGCTGACTCCGTACGGCTTGCGTCCGTACGACGAACAAGACAACACCGAGGCAACCTCGATGCCTGACGTCACCTATCAGTGCCAAGCGGTCACCGCTACGTCAGCGGTGTTCAAGCGCACCCAGCCGACCGGCTCTGGCCCCACTGCCAACCCGGGCGTGTTGCTCGGCTCCACTGTGCGCCTCCGCCTCGAGCGTGACGCTACCGGGCTCATGGTGTTCCCGCTCGGTCGCAGCTACGGTCGCCCGATCATCCGGCCCTAACCCATGAGTGCCGCATACTACATTCCCGGAACGCTCTACACCGTAGGCGCCAACCCGGTCCTCAAGCTGCTGAATGTCCGCAACACTCGGACGTTCTCTGAATTTATTGTCAGGGGCGCCAATGCCGGCCCACTGATCCCCGGCATGAAGGTGCGCCTTCGCAACTATCCTACCACGAACGGCCCCGAGGTGTTCCCGTATGGGCGCGCCACCGGGCAGCCCGGAATGGAGCCTGCAGCTCTGGACCCTTTCTGGGCAACAGCCTGTTCTCCGGTTGGAGCTCTTAGCGTTGCAAGTTTGGCGGATTACTTTTTGCCAGAAAACACCGTCACCCAAACAATTGGCCAAGCAACCAGTTGGACATTTGCGTTGGCGGTGCCTCGCACGCAGGCCATTTTGGGATACTCGTCGGAAAACCCATCAAACGCACTCGGGACACACACGTACACAACGTGCCTGACAAACAACACAACCGCCGCTGTTGTGCCAAAGATCCTGTTCAGCGGCTCTTCATTGAATGTGACTGGATCTATTGAGATGACATGGAATGACACACTTGTGCTCTCCAGAACTAACAGCTCGGTTGGAATCACTGGTGGCACGACTTTTCCTGCGCCTTCATTGCCGCCCGGCATAACGGCAACCAGTGTGATCCAGATCAAGTCAACAAGCATCACGGCACTGAGCGGGGCTATGACCTTCCGTGTTACCTTATGATGGTAACCAACACAGCAACCTTTGCCGACGTACAGTTCGCCATCATTGCGTCAGGGCTGGTCTTTGGCATGGCATGGCTATGGAGGTCGGTTGACCCGTGGCGATGAGTGCTGACCTGTTAGCTACGCTGCCGGCCCCTGTAGCCCGGGCAATCTCGGTCGCCACCCAAGCCCGGGAGCTGGCAGACAGCAGCGAGGAGCGCGGCCTGATACGAGCCGCCGCGTTCCTCGCCAGCAACCATGCCAAGCACGCCGGCAAGCTGGACATGACCAACGCCATGGCGGAGTCGGTTATCCGGCAGTACGTGCAGAGCCTGCTCGACGCCGACCTGTTCGAGCCGGCAGCCATCCTGCTTTGGGGGCCGGGGGCGTTTGACTGGCGACCGGAGTCATGCCGCCGCGTGTGGGGCGGCCTGATGGAGCAGGACAAGCTGTTGGTCCAAGGCGCCGGCTCGATGGGCAAAAGCTACGGGGCAGCGGCATGGTTTTATTTGGATTGGTGGCGGGACGCAGACTGGACCTGCATCAAGGTGGTCTCGCTGACCGCTGCGCACGCGACCCGGAACATCTTCGCATCGATCAAGACGTTCCACCGGACCGCTCTGGTTCGGCCTGCCGGCATGGACGACGACCTAGCCACGTCGATCCAGAGCACGACCGACAGTAAGCAGGGCATTCACCTTGTCGCCATACCCAAAGGCGAGTCGGGCCACGGCACGCTCCGAGGCTTCCATCCCTCGCCGCGCACCAAGCCGCACCCACGCTGGGGCGGAGTCAGCCGGACCCATGTGGTGTTGGACGAGGCCGAGGAGGTGCCGGATGGCGTGTGGGCCGGCGTGCAGAACATCCTGTCCGCTGCCGACAGTTCGGTCCCCGGGCGCATTAAGATCTTTGCCGCCTCAAATCCTCGAGACCGGACCAGCTAGTACGGCCAGCGGTGCGAGCCACGGTACGGTTGGGGTAGCATCGACATGGAGCAGGACAAGGAGTGGATCAGCCGGGACCGCTGGCAAGTGATCCGCCTCGATGCAGCGGACTGCGAGAACGTCATCGAGCAGCGGGTCGTCTTCCCCGGCTTGCAGACGTACGAGGGCTTCATGGCGTACGTGAGCCGAGGTCGGACAGCAGAGGCGAGCACGATGGCCCGGGGCTGGTTTCCGGACGAGGGGATCAGCATGGGCATCATGTCGCCGGCGATGATGGACAACGCGATGGGGATCGTCCGGTTCGTCGGGCCGGTCGTCCCGCTGGCGTCGTTTGATTTGGCGCTTGAGGGTGTTGACCAAGTGCTCTGCTCGTACGGGCGGTTTGGCCTAAGCGACGGGTGGACCGACCGGGCAGGGAAGTTCCACGGGTTCAAGCAGGCTCGGACGATGCTCCAGCTCGACAGTCAGATGCCGTTCCCGAAGGCGGCAACGCTCGAGCAAGCGGCGGCCATCGTGAAGTTCTGCAAGCAGATGAAGATCGGCGCCCGGTGGTTGTGTGTGGACCGGACTGGCAACGGGGCTGGGATCCACGACGTGCTGTGTTCGACGTTCGGGTCGGAAGTGATGGGTCTAAACTACTCATGGGCGGCTACCGAGACTCCGATCATGGGGGACGACAGTCAGCCGGCAAACGAACTCTACAACGGACTGGTGACCGAGCTCCTGTTTGCGCTCTCGAAGTACCTTGAGTTCGAGTGGCTCAAGATCAGCCCCGGGTTCCGGAACGAGGATCTGGTGAAGCAGGCGACTGGGCGCCGGTACATGCAGAAGGGACAGGGCATGGTCCGGGTGGAGAGCAAGAAGGACTACATCAAGCGGACGAGGTTAGGGAGCCCGGATGCGCTCGACTCGTTGAGCATGCTGGTGCACCTGTTGCGCCAGAGGGGCGGGAACGTGGCGACGATGACGGAGCGAAAGCCGGAGGTGGAAGGCAAGCCGCTGACGAGTTTGGTTGACAGCACGGTGAGCTTCGTGGACTTCAGTGAGTGATGAGCACGTTTGAATTGATGGATCAACTGACGGACCGGGTACGCATGCATGTGGTGGACCTGAACTTGGTGCATGAGGTGTTGAACCGGCTTCCGGAGACGGAGGAGGGCAAGGATCTGCCGGCGTACGTCCGGGTACAGGCGTTGGTATCGGCCTATGTGCAGTTGCAGAAGCGGCTTGCGGATGATACAGTGGCCTGATGGACCTAAAGGACAAGGGCATTGACGTAGGGCTGGCGACGGCTGGGTTGTTTGGCGCCCTGATGATGCTCTCGAAGACCGCTGGGCTGAATGTGGGCCGGTCGGTGTTGGCGATTGTGGGAGGGGCAGCCTCGGCCAACTACGTCACGCCGCTGATTCTGAAGGTCTCGAGACTGGAGGACGACGTGCACTACTCCTACGCCATTGCGTTCTTGCTTGGGTTTGCCGGTCTCCGGGCTATTGAGTTGATTTCTTCAAAATTGATCACAGATGAACCTGCTCACACTCCTAAACGCCGCCGCTAACGTAGTTGTTACAGTGTCAGTGTTGGATATTTCGTTTCGGGTCTTTGGCAGACCGGACCATCCGATACACAAGCACGGCATGGCGCTCTTGACCCGGAAACTGGTGTCGTCTGCTGTTATCAGCGGAGCGGTGTTGAATCTTGTGACCTTGTCAACTCCAAGCTGGACAGAAGTCATTTTGAATGTTGGGTTTAGTGCGAATTACATCTGGAGCTCTTATTATGACCGTGTTGCCCATTCCAAACATCCCTCAACAGCAAGCAAAGTACCTCGGAAACACGCCCACAGCCGGGCTGGTAATCCTCGACCGGCCAAAAAGAGTGTTGCCCCCAGCCGGAACCGAGGGAAACGGGTTGCCGCCTGACCGGATCAGTCCGTACAGTGGGATCTACGACGAGAAAGGGATGTTGCCCAAGGTTCCCGGACCCGGCACGACGTTCGTAGCCCGGGCGTAGTGTAAAGAAATTATACATAGATGGATTTTGAAAAAGACTTTTGGGGAAACTGTTGCTTTTCATTTGAAGAAGAGCTCAAGCAGTTTGAGTATGCGAAGCGCATGGGCATTGAGATCGGAAACCACGACTACAATGTGCACGGAAAAAGCATTTTGGACATCGGTGGCGGACCGGTGTCTATGCTTTTGAAAGCTCGCAACCTTTGGCATGGGTGCGTTGTGGATCCTTTGCAGTATCCCGTGTGGACGCTGGAACGGTACATCTCAAAAGGCATCTCTGTGCACGTTGCCCGGGGAGAGGACGCTGATACACTTGGGTTACCTAAGTTTCACGAAGTGTGGATCTACAACTGTCTTCAGCACACGGACGACCCTGAGAAGATCATCGCCAACGCCAAGTCACTGGCGCCGGTGTTGCGGTTGTTCGAGTGGATTGACCTGCCACCGCACCCCGGGCACCCACAGGAGCTCACTAAGGAGACCCTGAACCGGTGGATCGGGTTGCAGCCCGGGAAAACGGAACATCTGAACGTAAACGGATGTGTCGGGCGAGCGTTCTTTGGAACCTTTTTGCAGTAAACAACATACATACATATACATATGGATAGTCCATGCGATGAAGTTGAGATGTTTGACGAGTACGTGAAGAACATGTGGCTTGCCAAAACGAAAAAACCGTCCCCTACGGGGACATTGAATGAGGAGATCCCCCCTGTTGCGGGCGCCCCCCTTGTTGGGTTTGCGCAGGCATTCAGGGAGACGGCTCAGGAGGTGCATGCCACGGCTCGGCTGAAGGGCTGGTGGGACTCGAGGGACGGCATGGAGAAGCTGGCAGCCAGCGAGACGCCGGCACTGCTCGAGTTTGCCAAGGCCACGCTGGATGCAGCGTGCATTGCACTCATCCACTCTGAGCTCTCCGCAGCC